CAGATAAAAAAGCAAATACTCATATATTAAAAGAAATAAAATCTAAAGGTTCTTTAGTTGTATTTCCTTCTGATGTATGGCATAGAGTTAAACCGGTCAAAAGTGGTATTAGACATAGTCTAGTAATTTGGAATCTTGGTTGGCCATTTAAATAGGAAAGACATGAAAAAAAAAAAGAAAAGAATTAAAAAACCAAAACCAATAACTTACCCTCAACAGTTAAACAGAGAAGATTATTTTAAATGTCCAATATGGTTTGCGGATGCTCCAGAATTTGTTGATAATATAAACAAAGCATCTGATAGTTATATCGAACAGGCTAAGAAAAATCTTCAACCTAATATAGATAAACGAAACAAAACAAATAAAACTAAAGGTGATTTAGGTAATGTTTATCATTCAACAAGTTTAATAGGTGATCCTAAATTTAAAGTATTAACAGATTATATAGGTGCAACCTCACATAATTTATTAATGGAAATGGGTTTTGATTTAAAAGGTTACCAAGTATTTACTACAGAAATGTGGGTACAAGAATTTGCAAAAAGTGGGGGTGGCCACCATACATTACATACACATTGGAATGGTCACATCTCTGGTTTTTATTTTTTAGAAGCTAGTGATAAAACTTCAATGCCTTTATTTGAAGATCCAAGACCAGGTAATATAATGAATCTTTTACCTGAATTAGATAAAACAAAAATAACTTATGCCAGTTCAGCTGTGCATTATAAATGTCAACCAGGTCGAATGATATTTTTTCCGTCATACATGCCTCATCAATACATTGTTGATTTAGGTATAGAACCGTTTAGATTTATACATTGGAACTGCCAAGCAATACCAAAAGGAGTATTAAATGTCGTTTAAAAAAAATAAATACAAAGTATTAAAAGCAGCAATATCACCTGAACTAGCAGAGTTTGTTTATACTTATTTTTTAAACAAAAGAACTGCAGCTAGATTTTTATTTGATGAAAAATACTTGTCACCATTTAATACAGAGTACGGTGTATGGAATGACGAGCAGGTTCCTAATACTTATTCACATTATGGTGATATGGTAATGGAAACTTTACTTGGTCAATTAAATGACAAAATGAATAAAGAAACTAATTTAAAATTAACACCTACTTATTCATATGCAAGAATTTATAAAAAAGGAGACATCTTGGCTAGACACAAAGATAGATACTCATGTGAGGTATCTACTACTTTAAACTTAGGTGGTGATTCATGGCCAATCTATCTTGATCCAACAGGAAAAAATGGTCAAGCTGGTGTTAAAGTTAATCTTGAACCAGGTGATATGTTAATTTATTCTGGTTGTGATTTAGAACATTGGCGAGAACCTTTTGAAGGTAAAGATTGCGCACAAGTATTTTTACATTATAATAATTTAAAAGGCAAAGATGCTAAGCAAAATTTATATGACAAACGTCCTATGTTAGGTTTACCTAGTTATTTTAAAGGCTTTACAGTACCTAAAAAATAATATATAACTTAATTTCGGAGTATGGGACCACCCTCATACTCCTTATATTTTACTATAATTTTATTATTTTTGTTATATAATATAAGTTATGCCTTTAACTCAATTAAACTTTCAACCAGGGATAGATACCGAAAACACACAAACAGGTGCTGAGGGTAGATGGACTGATGGTGATAAAATAAGATTTCGTAAAGGACTTCCTCAAAAAATAGGTGGTTGGACTAAATTTAGTACAGCTTATTATGTTGGTGTAGGTAGAGCTTTAGAACAATGGTTTGATTTAAATGGAGCACGTTACGAAGCTTTAGGAACTGATAGAAAACTTTATGTATATCAAGGTGGTGATAATCAAGATATTACTCCTATAAGAGAGACAGCTGCTCTTGTTAATGCTATTACTACTACAAATGCGAGTGCTAATTTAACTATTACTGATACTAGCCATGGAGCAACTGTTGGAGATTTTGTAACTATTAGTAGTACCAGTACAGCTGTTGGTGGAATTGCAGCTGCAACACTTGATGCTGAATATGAAATATTATCTGTAACTAACGTTGATGCTTACATAGTTCAAAGTAGTGCAACAGCAACTTCTACTGTTGGTCCTACTGCTAATTGTACAGCTACTTATCAAATAAATATTGGACCAAGCGAACAAACTTTTGGTTTTGGTTGGAATGCAGGTACTTGGAATGCAGGTACTTGGAATACTCCTAGAACAACTTCACAAATTACTCTTGACGCAAGATTATGGTCTATAAATAATTGGGGTGAAGATTTAATAATAACACAAAAAGATGGGTCAACTTATGAATGGCTTGAATCAGGTGGAATGTCAAATAATAGAGCTACAGTTGTTGCTAATGCTCCTACCAATTCTACTTTATCTTTAGTATCTACAGAAACTCGTCACGTTGTATGTTTAGGTACAGAAACAACTATTGGAGATACAAGCACTCAAGATAAAATGTTTATTAGATGGTCAGATCAAGAAAATTATAATCAGTGGACTGCTAATGTAACTAACTCTGCTGGATCACAAAGAATAGCTGGTGGTAGTGAAATTAGATGTGCAAGACCTGCTAAAGGAACTATATTAGTATGGACAGATACTACAATGCAATCAATGTCATTTATTGGTCCACCTTTTATATTTGGTTTTAGACAATTAGGTAATGACTGTGGAGCTGTTGGATTAAATAGTGTAATAGTAATAGATGATGTGGCTTATTGGATGTCTGATGGACAGTTCTTTAGATATGCTGGTGCTGTTCAAGAAATACCTTGTAGTATTCTTAATCATGTATTTGATGATATTAATAAAATTCAATATGCTCAAGTGTATGCTGCACAAAATTCTAATTTTTCTGAAGTGATATGGTATTATTGTTCTAGTTTATCTTCTCAAAATGATCGTTATGTAATTTATAATTATTTAGAAAACTCTTGGTATTATGGTACAATGGATAGAAGTACATATCAAGATAATGGAGTTGAATTAAATCCTTTAGCTACAGAGTATTTTCCTAATTCTAATATTAGTACAATTACAACTATAAATGGATTGACAAATGGAAGAAGTATTATATATGCTCAAGAATCAGGTGTAGATGCTGATGGAGCTGCTTTACCAGCTTTTATTCAATCAGGCGATGGAGATATAGCTGATGGTGAAACATTTAGTTTTATTAATAAAGTTATACCAGATTTTCAAAATCAAACAGGTAATGCTGTATTAACTTTAAGTGTAAAAGATTATCCTAATGATACAGCAACAGTAGGAGAGACATTAACAGTAAGCAACACTACAAGCTTTCTTAATACACGTATTCGTGGTAGACAATCTAATATAAAAATAGAAAATACAGCGGTCGGAGATAATTGGAGATTTGGCACGTTGAGAGTAAATATAAAACAAGATGGAAAAAGATAAATATACAATACGACCAGCTAAAATATCTGATGCTGTTCGAATAAGAGAATTACTTAAAACGTGGCTTACAGAAGCTCCATTTAACTTTGGAAATACTAATAATACTAAAGCTTTAGAAAATATAGTGTTTTACATTAAGAATAGTTTTGTTATAGTAGTAGAACATGAAAATATTATTGTGGGTACATTGGCTGCTACAGTTGATGAAACGTGGTATAGTGACAAAAAGTTCATGAGAACTTTATGGTTACATGTTAATCCTAGACATAGAAACTTTAGGATATTTCGTTCTATAATGGTTGTTTTCAAAGAATACGCACTAGCTAATAAAGTAACTGCGATATGCGAAATATTTCAAGGTAAAGACGTTGAAAGAAAAGACAAAGCTTTTAATAAATTAGGATTTAAAGTTATCGGAGGAACTTATATAGTCAATGGGTAGTATTTTCAAACCAAGCACAACAGTAGTACAGGCACCGCAGCAGTCATCGACTAGCTATAATATACCTGAATACTTTAAAGAAATTCAAGAACGAACTTTAAGAACAGCAGAAAATGTTTTTGCTCAACCATACACTGCTTATCAAGGTCAACGTATAGCACAATTAGATCCAATGGAAACAGCTGCAGCAAATGTTTATACTAATCAAATTTTACCTCAATCAGGACAGCTTGCAGGTATAGGCCAACAAATAGCTAATGTAGGTGCTCAAACTTATGATACTGCTACTGCTCAAACTTATGCTAACCCTTATGAAAATCAAGTTATTTCAGGAGCTTTAACAGATTTAGGTGATGCTTATGGACAATCTAGAAAAGCCATGAGTGCTCAAGCAATAGGTGCTGGAGCTTTTGGTGGAGAAAGACAAGGTATAGAAAATGTTTTAGGACAAGAAAGATATTTAGATTCAGTCGCTGATACATCAGCTAGATTAAGACAAGCAGGTTTTGAATCAGGTGCAAATAGATTTGCTCAAGATAGAGCTACACAAATGGGAGGACTAGGTCAACAGCTTGGTGCTGCAACTACTCAATTAGGTGCTTTACAACAAGGTGCACAAGGCATGCAAGCTTTAGGTCAATCAGCTCGTGGAATAGAACAAGCTGGTCTTGCAGAAGGTTACAGAGATTTTATAGAAGCAAGAGAATATCCTGCTGGACAAATAAGACAAATGGTTGGAGCTTTATCAGGTGCTCCTATAAGAAGTTATGGAGAAGAAAGATCAGGATCAGTAGGTACACCAGTGGCTGGCCCAAGTATCT